CATTCATGTAGTGACCCTGTAGTTCCTTCAGTGCGTTCAACTCATTGGTGTTCTTGTAGTAGACATCATGGTTACCCGGAATGATATCCATAGTAATGCCATACTCGCGTAACTTCTCTAGGAAGATCTTACGGTTATGTGCCAGTGCTTTAAAGTTGACAGTCTTTCGATTGTCGTAGTAATCCCCAAGGTGAAGTATCTGGGTGATGTTGTTCTCTAATAGATATGGGAAGAACACTTCACTATAGAAGCGTTCCTGATAGTCCATGAATATATCAGACGAGTTTCGACACCCTGCGTGGGTGTCATTTAGTATTGCTATTTTCATATATAGTTCCAGTTATCAGTGTACATTATAACAGGTTATAAAGGGGGTGTCAAGTCTTTTTTACTAAGTTTCCTGATACGGTAACTCTGGGAGATTCTGTGCCGTGGAAGGGATATACTCCGTGTCGAAGTTTAGCAGGGAACATGAACATAGTATTCTCGTATGTCACGTCTACTGGTAGAGGTAGGTCACATTGATTACCAAATATATCATTGTAAAAGAACGAGAAGTGTGCCGCAAGATTGCTACCATTGGCATGATACTTATCGACTTGATCTATCATAGTATATGGAATCTCTACAAATATGACGAATGATAGATCACCTCCGTGCGCGTGGGGAGGGTTGAAGTCACCTTCATAAGAAACATTGAACCACATAGATTCTAGTTCATACTCAAAACCTTTGAATTCTTTGGCAATAGGACACAAGTACTTACCTAACTGTTCACGGCAATACCAACTCAATAGTTTACCTTCTGACTGGTTACCTGCGAGTTCGTGTCGGAAGTCTTCGTGTATCTGGTCACCAAAGATCTCTTCCCTAAGTAAACTCATCTCGTACTTAGGGACAGTGATATCTAGATAACGATCATCATCTAAATGCTTATACATTAATCGTCAACTAAGAAGTCTGATAGGTCGGAGTCAACATTGACAGCACGTCTCTTACGTTGCTTCTTCTCTGCTTTCATATACTCTTTGAACTGAGTGTCTGCGTCCTTAACTGTATCAATACGAATGCGCAAAGACTCAATGACTTGATTACTTTGTTGTTCGGTGTTATTATCATAGTTCTGTCCTACAACGAACATACTAATATCTGCCTCGGACATATACTTCATCTTAATGTCTTGTTGCTTCTTCTCTTTCTGGATACGTCTTAGGAACGCATACCACGAGATAGTAGTGAAGTAGGAGAACGCATTGGGGTTCTTTGATCTGGTTGCTGTCTCAATGTCATAGTTCTCAATTGCTTTGAGGCAGTTCTCCACAGCATCCATCACCATCTCTTCACGATAGGTGTAGCGAACGAAGTTGGACTTGTGAGATAGTCCCTCGGCAATGCGAAGGAAGCAAGTAGCAATGTATGTGGTAACTATAGGTTTGTCGATACCGCCATCTTTACAACGAATAGCGTCCTTGCAATACTCAAACACAGCATTGCTGAAGTCCCTGTTGTTAACGTAATGTGGTTTGTCTTTAGGTTTCATTATTTATAGTTCCATTTGGTTAATAACTATTATACTATAGTGACAGTCTTTTGTCAAGGTAAACTTCTTCTTCCTTTGATAATGCCTCGTGACATATCCTATGTCGTAGTTCAGACGAAGAGAACCTATGGTCTCGCTTGTTGAAGTATAACTCTATACCTCTCTTCTTACATATATCTTTACCAGTGAAGTCGATGTCTCGATACTCTTCACCCATTATCTTAATGTCAATTTGGCACATAGAGAGTAGGTCTTCTAGATCTGCTTCGGTCTCGTATACCATAATCTCATCAACATACTTGACGGCAGATAGTTGTGCTTGCCTTTCGACTAGGGATTGGATAGGAGCATTCTTCTCGGATCGATCTCTGGATGGATCAACCTGAAGGGCACATATAAGATAGTCACACTGAGACTTTGCTTCTCTTAGCATGGCAATGTGCCCTGAGTGGAGCAGATCAAAGGTACTTGCAGTTATTCCGGTCTTCATTAAAATATTCCTTGACATAATGTAATTCTTGTGATATAATAAGACAGTCGTCTGCCCACAGTCAATACACTATGTTTAGTGGACTGTTGGGAACGGAAGAACGTTACTATCGTATTCAATATCATCATCTTCTTCATCATAATCATCACCTTCATAGTCCATAATTGATTCCACACCCTTTATATATTGTTTCACTATCGAAGGGACTGGGTTAGCAATTGCCACAATCTTATCAATCTTTACTAGAATCAATTTATCAGGATCATCTTGGTAACACATAAACAGACGATACGACCATAGTCTAGTACCATCAGGTTCTTGCTTATATTCAAAGGCAAGTGGATTTCTTATGATTAGATCTTGATCATCTTCTTCGATGATCTCACAGATTATCTCTTCACCAGTAACCAACTTCAGTTGCTTTATATTATCAGTCATCGGTTTGCTCCTTTAAGTTAATAGGGTAAATACTGTACTTAAATCCTTCCTTTGTGTATATCTTAATCCTTTCGGCACTGTGACGTAGAGTAAAGTTCTTATGTTTATCTACATGAAAGTCATCAGCAATATCAAACAACTTAGTCGCAACACCATTGTCGCTCTTCCGTAGTCCACGACCAATACTCTGTAGTACCTTGACCTGAGACTTACTAGGTGTAGCAAATACTATGTTGTGCAAGTTCTTTATATTTATACCTGTACTAAAGGTACCTAGCGAGGCAACAATAATAGAATTATCTTCCCCTTCCACAATACCACGAATCTTCTCACGATCCTGTGCGCCAACCTCACCTGATACATAGAACACCTTACGGTCATCGGGTACAGCATCCTTGATAAGTTCAAATAGTATCTTGCCGTGCTTCTCTACGAACTGAAACATAACCAAGGTATTGCCTGTCTGGTCTACTGTCAACTTAGTAATGAAGTTGTTCCGTGCCTTGTTAGTAACAATGAAGTCTATCTCTTCTTGATAGGTCTTGTCCTTCATCCAATGACACTTATCATTGTGGTAACGTAACAGCAGAATAGAGATGTCAAGGTCTGCTAGTTGTTTATCTTTCTGTAATTGTGCGGTGCTAGTCACCGTAAACACTGGCCCGAATAAACCTTCTAGGACAAGTTTGTTTGTCTCAGTACCATCCAACGTTCCTGTCGTACCGAATCTATACCTCGCATTGATACACTTGTCCATCATAGTAGATAGAGACTTTGCCTTAAACAGGTGTACCTCATCACCAAACACCGCATCGAACTGCTCGAACCATTCCACACCAAACTTATAGATCGACTGCCATGTAGATATGATGACAGGTTTGTCAGTCACCTTATCTTTACCTGAATAGATCATATGGACGTTCTCATCCACGTCATATCCATAATCCGCAAAGTCTTTGTACATCTGCTCTACTAGACTTGTGGTGGGCACAATAACTAAAGTTTTAGATACATCTTTTTGTTCCTTGACAAACCGCATTAAATTGTATATAATGAAACTCTTCCCTGACCCAGTTGGAGAGAGTAGTAAACACCTCATACTCTCGATACCATGACTGATTGCTTTGTACTGATAATCATATGCTTCGAACGGCATCTGCCATGAAGTCATAGTCTTAATCAGTGACGGATGATCGACCTCATCCTTGGCAGACGGAATACCATACTCTTCATGCTCAATGATCTGTAAGGGATAGAACCGATCAGCACAGAACTTTCGTAAGTGATGATAGAGACCAACGTTCATTTGCTTGGTCACTTGGTTATACAACTTCACACGACCATCCCACACCTTGCGCTTATATGCAGGCATGTACTGATAACCGGGAGCAAAGAACGCAAAGAACTCACGGAGTTCCTGATCCTGTGCCGCATTAGCATCTATCGCAAGGTATGAGTGTGACATCATACCCACGCGTATAGTATTATCTTCCATTAACCACCTGCTTCAAATGCTCGCCATTTAATAATATTGCCAATCGTTTGGTGTCTCCACTTCAAACTATCGACAATCTCTGTAAGTGTACTTATAATAGTGTTAAGGTATGCGATCTTCTCTTCGCTTCTTTGAAGTTCTGGATCAGCATTGTAATAGTATTCTAACTCGCCCTTCAGGATCTTCAGTCCGTTAAACGGATCTGGGTTCCATCCAGTTGCTTCTATCTCTTCGCGAGACATCTTCCCATTGTAATACGCCCACTTTTCCTTCAACAAGGTTGCCTGTGAATGCTCTGTGCGCTTCAACTGTAACTTAGTCAAGGATAGGTACTGTAAGTACTTTGCGTGTAGGGATGGGGTCTGTCTAGATACATCATCTAATTTGTGTTGAGGGATCTCAGCATCCTTCTTCCACTCTTCCATAATACTTTCAAGGTCTAATAACATAATATTCTCTCCAATTCATACTGTATTTATATGTTCAATAGCGTCCTTCCAATAGGACTCATCGAAACCTAACGTGTAACTCAAAGTGATTCTTTTACAGTTGGTTGCGGCACAATGGTACATTACCTT